AAAGAAGTCGAAGTCAAGCTTGACTCCCCGCCAATTAGAGGCTTTGTTGATGTTATTATCGAATGGAATAATAAAGAAGTAATTGGAGAAATTAAAACTGCTAAAGATGAAGTTTATTTAATTCGTCAATCAGAGATGCAACCAACAGCAAATCATTTAATTCAAATATTAATTTATATGAAAATTAGAAATGCTGATCAAGGATTTTTATATTATGAAAATAAAAATGATCAAACATATTTAATTATTCCAGTCAACATGAATGATAAAAATAAAAAATTAATTAATGATATTTTTGAATGGATGGACAAAGTTCATACCAATTGGAAAGATCAAGTTCTACCTAAAAGATCTTTTACTAAATCTTCTTATTCTTGTAAGTCTTGTCCAGTTGCCAAAACCTGTTGGAAAGAAATGGATGACGGAGATATTGAAATTGAGGCTCTTGCAGTAAAATGATTAATGAAATTTTGCAATGTGCATACGAAGAATGCAAAAAAGATTTTGTTAAAACTACACATAATCAAAAATATTGTTCTGATTTTTGTTGTAGAACTGCAACTAATTTAAAAATTAAAGAACGATATTATGAAAACAAAGCTAGACTTAAGGGAGCAAAGCGTACTTGTCAAACTCCAAAATGTAATACTAAATTAAGTAGATACAATGAATCTAGAGTGTGTAATAAATGTTTAGCTTTACAAAACGGCAAAGATAAAAATGAATTGATTAGAATGGTGCAAAGTGTCTCTAGCGAAACTGGTAAAGCCTAAAGATTATAAGGTACTTGGAGTAGATGCTAGTACTAATAGTTTTGCATTTTGTTTAATACAAAATAAAAAACCTATAAAATGGGGAGAAATAGTTTTTCAAGGCAGTGATGTTTATGAAAGAATATTAGATGCCAAGAGGAAAATAAAAGCATTAAAAGGACATATAGATTACGACTTTGTTGCTATTGAAGCAGCAGTATCAGTAAAAAGTGTTGCTACTGGTTTAAAAATGGCATATATATTTGGTACAATTATGAGTGAATTAATTAGTGATAATATTGATGTCATTGAAATTCATCCAATAACATGGCAATCCTATATTGGTAATAAAAATTTTACTAAGGCTGAAAAAGAAGAGGTAAAAAAGAATAACCCAAATAGGTCAGACAATTGGATTAAAGCTAAGATAAGAGAAATGCGAAAGCAGAAAACAATAAATTTTGTTAAAAATTTAGGTGTGATAACAGAAAATGACAATGTGGCAGATGCTACAGGAATTGCGTGGTATGCAGCAAATGAAACTTTGGGAAAGTAAAACATGGCTTTACGACAGATATGTTGTGAAGAAATTAGGTATTATTGATATGGCTAGAGAAGCAGGATGCAGTCATATGACAATACAAAGAGCTTTAATTAAATACGGAATATTAAAAGGAAGATAATGTCAATAGTATATACTGGTGGAACATTTGATTTATTCCATTCTGGACATGTTAATCTTTTAAAAAGATGCAAAGAAATTGCTGGAGACAATGGAACTGTAGTTGCTGCAGTAAATAAAGATGAATTTATTTTAGAAACAAAAGGAAAGCTTCCAGTATGTAATTTAGATGAACGAAAAGCGGTATTGTTAGGCTGCAAATATGTTGATAAAGTAATAACAAATATTGGAGATTATGATTCAAAAATTCCAATTGAATTTGTTATGCCTGATTATGTAGTAATTGGTTCCGATTGGGCAAGAAAAGATTATTACAAACAAATGCAATTTGATCAAGATTGGCTTGACGAAAGAAATATTGGTTTAATTTATATTCCATATAGCAAAGGAATTTCTTCTACTAACTTAAAACAAAGGATGAGTCTTTGATAAAAACTTATGTTGTTGTGTGGAACAATGTTGTAGAAAATATAAATTCAATAGAATCTCAAATTACAAATTATTCTGTTATCAATTCTGATGCTCCAAAAAATGAAAAGTGGAATAATTTAGGTTTGATATGGTACTACAAACAATTACATTTTGCAATAACAGATTTTATTGAGAATACTTCAGATGAAATATTTTGTTGGCTTGCTGCAGATATTAAATCAAATAATTTTTCTGATATATATAAAAATGCACAAGATGTTATGAATGATAATAATGTTTGGTTATATGCACCACACACTACACACGAAGCTTGGTCTGAGTCAGCGTGTTCTTTAAAAGAATATAAGAATGGAATGAATTATTCTACTCAAACAGATGGAATGTTCTTTTTTATTAAAAGAGAATTAGTAGAAATATTTAAACAATACATGGACTATCTTGATTCAAAAGAAGAATTACTTAATATGAAATCTGGGTGGGGCGTAGATTATGTATGGTCATCTCTTGCTATTTATATGAACAAATATATAATTAGAGATACAAAGAATATAGTATTTCATCCGCAAAATAGTTCTTATAATCATGGCGTGGCTAGCAAAGAAATGTCAGTAATTCAATCAAGATTTTTTGAATTTTGTGAAAAAAATAAAATTGATAAAAATAAAATAGAATTAATTATGAATAAGATCTCAGCAAGGATGTCTAAGGATCCAAGTTGCATGTCATTTGATGATTTTTATAACGAAGAAATTATTCCATATACTATTGTTTCTATTAATGATAAAAGAATAATTAATAAAGATAAAATTGATAAAATAATGTTTAAACATTTAAATTTAAATATTAAATCATTAAATGCAAATAATGAAAAAAATATATATAGTTTTCTTAAAAACAATAAAGATTTTTATTTTTCTTGGGGCAAATTTAAAATTGGAGAAGTTGGATGTTTTGCCAGCCATTATTTAATTTGGAAAGAATTATTAAATTCTAATTATGATTATATTTTAATTTTTGAAGATGATGCCAATATACATGATAATTTTATAGATATATTTAAAAATTCATTAAATAATGTACCTTCAGATTATGATGTATTAAGTATTTATGTAGATAAAAATCAATATGATAGATTTAATAAAGAAGAACATCAGGTAAATAGTATAATAGCTAGAGCGTATCAAGACTGGTCTACATTATGTTATGTAGTTTCTAGAAAAGGTGCTCAAACTATGATTGATTTTGTAAAAAATAATGGTTTTGGAGAACCTGTGGATTGGTTTATCTTTAGAAATTCCCACAGGGGCAATTTTAATGTTTATACTTTATTGCCTTCGCAAGATATACCAGTAGATATTAATGATATTATTGGGTCTACAGTTCAAGAAACTAAATTTGTAAAAGAAGAAATAATTTCTTTTAATAAGCCTTATGGACAAAAAAACGATAAAGAGATATAATATATTATGCCTATTTATTCATATAGTTGTATAGAATGTAAGACAAAAGAAGATAGAAATGTTAAAATTGACGATAGGCATAATCAGCATTGTAATGGCTGCGGAGCAAGACTTGTAAAAGAAATTACAAGGCCAGGGTTAGTTTGGGCTCCCACAGCAGGTGGCTATAGATGAGAAGATCAAAAACTATAAGTATTCCATATAACCATAATGAGAATATTCATGTATTCTACACATTAAATTTTGGTAAAGATGAAATTGGTCCAGGAACTCCATTAAAATTTAAAAATCAAAGAGGCACATTTAAATTTATCAAATGGGTACATAATCAAGATTTAGATGTTCAATGGATTGATTGCATGGACAATACTACTGGCGAGTTTAGATCTTTTTATATTGAAAGACTAAAAGGAATTGTAAAGAAAAAGAGCAGAAGACATAAATGAATGAAATAGAATTGTCAAATGATTTTGACAGAATGAATAAAGTTGTCGCTGAATTAATTAAAGGTAATACGCCTTCTCAAATTGCCAGCGTTTTGGGGATATCTAGAGCACAAGTAGATAATCATATAAAAATATGGAAAGATATTATTCATGACAACAATGGTATTCGTGAACGTGCCAAAGAAGCCCTTGCTGGAGCAGATCAACATTATGCAATGCTTATTAAAGACGCATGGAACACTGCAAATGAAGCAGAAAATTCTGGACAATTAAATACTAAAGTTGCTGCTTTAAAACTTATTGCCGATATTGAAGCAAAAAGAATTGAAATGCTTAACAAGGCTGGCGTACTTGAAGCAAATTCTATGGCAGATCAGATTGTTGAAACAGAAAGAAAACAAGAAGTCCTTGTTGGAATTTTGAAAGATGTTACAGCAAAATGTGAAACTTGTAAATGGGAAGTTGCTCGCAGAATTTCTGAAGTGACGGGAAAGATTGAAGCAGTACAAGTTGATGTGGAATAATGTCTGGCTTTGATGCATTTTTAGATGCTCTTGAAAGTGATGAGTTTGAAGAAAAACCAGTTACTATTGAAGAATTTGTAACCAGTAGAAATTTTTTAAATCTACCACCTTTGTCTGAATATCAATATACAATTATTAAAGCATCAACTCAAATTTATAAAAAAGAAACACTTAAAAAATTATTTAATGAAGAAGAAGCCGAAAAACGTTGGAAACAAACTTGCAATGAAATTATTATGCAACTGGGCAAAGGATCTGGAAAAGATTATACCTCTACTATTGCTTGTGCCTATGTTGTATATTTATTGTTATGTTTAAAAGATCCTGCAAGATATTACGGAAAACCTGGCGGAGATGCAATTGATATTATCAATATCGCTATTAACGCAGAGCAAGCAAAAAGAGTTTTCTTTAAGGGATTTTTAAATCGTATTGAAAAAAGCCCTTGGTTTGCTGGCAAGTATGATCCAAAAGTTGCTAGCGTTGAGTTTGATAAAGCAATTACAGTACACTCTGGACACTCTCAAAGAGAATCTTGGGAAGGTTATAACGTTATTTTAGTGGTTCTTGATGAAATTTCAGGCTTTGACTTAGAATCCACTTCTGGAAACGAACAGGCTAAAACAGCGTCTGCTATTTACAAAATGTATAAAGGATCTATTACTTCTCGTTTTCCTGATTTCGGTAAATTAATTTTACTTTCCTTTCCCAGATTTAAAAA